AGAGGAAGAGGAAGAAGAAAGCACAGATGCTGATACTGATACTCCAGAAGGAGAAGAAACTGAACCCGTAACACTTGATAGCTTAAAAGCTATGATTGAAGACTTAACTGAACGGGTTGAAAAACTTGAAGGTGGTGGTGAAGAAGGTGAAGAAGAACCTAAAGAAGGTGAAGAAGAACCTAAAGAAGGTGAAGAAACACCTGAAGAAACACCTGAAGAAGCGCCGGCAAAGTAATTCACAAACTACTATAATTAAACCTAAAACGAGCTATCGCATATGTGATCGCTCGTTTTTTATTTTTAAAGAATTAGGATAAATAATTATGATGAGTGAGTATCAACATAATAAAATCGTGCCTCTATTTGAAGAATTCTGCAAGAAGAACCAGGTAGACGGTAGAGAGATTGAAGTAAAACTTGCTGGCAAAATGTTGCGATTAAAGGTTGCGACAACTCCGCAAAGCCAAGCAAAAGGATTTATGGGAGCGACCTCTGCGCCTGAAGAAGGTGAAGGAATTATTTTTATTTATGATGGAAATCAACCTCTGTCTTTTTGGATGAAGAACGTTTGTTTCCCACTAGATATTATCTTCTTTGATTCTGCAATGCAGTATGTTGGACACGAAACCATGTCGCCGACTACTGGCGAAGCCGATCACAAACTACCGCGATATTTTAGTAAAAAGCCTGCCAGATTTGCAGTTGAGGTGACTGCGGGTTGGTTCGATAAGTATGGTACAGAAAAGTGTGACCTTACTATTTAATTAACCATCCCGATTTAGTATAATAGTAGTATATCAATGCTCTATGACTAAACATTTCCAGAATCTTGCAAACTTCATCCATGAGATGAACTCCTCAAATTCAACGAATCACAAAATCGATATACTTAAAAAGTATTCAGGTGATACTTTTATCTGTGATGTATTGAAATATACATATCATCCATATAAACAATACGGTGTAACTTCTGCTAATCTTAAAAAGCGATCAGATCTTACTGCAGCAGTTGATGTATATGACAATCTTTTCTATTTACTGGACGACTTATCTGATCGCAATATTACCGGACACACTGCAATTGAAGCTGTCAATAATTTTATTGCAAAATATTCAAAATTTGATTATTTGATCTACCAAATAATCGATCGTAATCTTGAAACCCGAGCAACAACTAGTCTAATTAATCGAGTTTTTCCTGGACTAATTCCTACATTTGATGTCGCACTGGCCTATGATTTTACCAAAGTTAAAAAGGTCAACTTAGCCGATGGTACTTGGTATATTTCACGTAAATTAGATGGTGTTAGGTGTATAACGATAATTAGAAATGGTAGTATTAAATTCTTTTCAAGAAACGGTAAAGAATTTGAGACTCTTGGAAAAGTCCGAGAGGAAATAGAGCGCCTGGGGTTAACTGACTGTGTGTTGGATGGTGAAATATGTATGATGAATAATGATGGCACAGATGACTTCCAGGGAATCCTGAAACAGATTCAGCGTAAGGAACATACTATTCAAAAACCTAGATACTGGGTATTTGATTGCCTGACACTTGAAGAATTTGATAGTGGTCACGGAGAGGAGAAATTACAAGAAAGACGGCACCGCCATATCTTTACTGATTCAACAATTCTTGCAACACTACCTCAAACTCGAGTATATACAGAACATGAAGTACTTGATTTTAGACAAACGGCAAAAGAAAGTGGATGGGAAGGATTAATTGCTCGTCGGGACGTTGGCTATGAAGGCGACCGCACAAAGAATATGTTAAAGATTAAAGAATTTTTTGATGCCGAATATCGGGTAATTGAAACAATTATTGGTCCACAGCGTGTTATTGTAAATGAACTTGAAGTTGAGGAAACTATGTTAAGTGCTGTTATTATTGAACACAAAGGAAATCGAGTTCAAGTAGGTAGCGGGTTTTCAATAGCTGAACGCCGTGAATATTATTCCCATCCTGAAAAAATAGTCGATGGTATTATCACCGTTACTTATTTTGAGGAGACGATGGATCAACATGGTAACAATTCATTACGTTTTCCTGTCTTTAAGATAAACCACGGAAAAACTAGGAGTATATAATACGTATGGGATTCAATAAACGATACTTACCTGATCTTAAAACTCTTAAGCAGGAATATGCAGAAGCAGGTCACGATGAATTTTTTCGTATTCTGGACAAATATGATGCCGTAATTGGATCAAATAACTGCTATGCATTTATTGATAAAGCAAGAAAATCAAACAAAAAAACAAAATAACTTATGTATTACACAGCAACTGTAAAATTTGAAACAATTGACGATCGCTCAGGTCGCACAAAAACAATTAAAGAACAGTATTTAGTAGCAGCAGAGTCAATCTCAGATGCGGAAACTAAATTGACTGCTCGATTTAAAGATTCTATTGCAGAATTTGCAGTAGCCAGCGTTCAGGAATCTAAAATCATGGATGTTCTTAAATAAGAAACAATGCAAAAGTTACCAACCAATATTGCTGAGAAAGTATACGATGTTCTGACAAAATTTGCAGAAGCAAAGCCAGACTATTATTCAAGAGAAGTATTCATTTTCCATTTTGGTGTAATTCATGACACGCTAGATTCCTTTAAGTTTGAATGCATGGATGATGCGCAGCGCACGTTTACCTGCAGAAATAATGGAACGATGTGGATTGATGGTAAAGGAAGCGATCGAGTAAATGCGATCCTTCGAAAAATTAGTAGCGAGCTGCATCCTAAAAAGCAACTCGGTGAATTTACAATAACTACAAATGCGGTTTAATGTTCCTATAACAAAAGATGCACAGTTCACACAGGACGTATTTCAAGTCATGTCAGATTACCTTTCTGAGTTACGGGAAGAAGCCGGAAAGTGGCCAAATCGAATAACTTTTACTGGCTCAATCGGTCATGAGGTCTACCTATTTATTGTAGAAAAGGGCTGGGATTTCAAAGCATTTAACCCAACTTCCACAAATGGAGCAGGCGCCGATAAAATAATCTTTGATTTTTCAAAACCGCTTACTCAGATTGAGGATCGAGGTGCCACAATGTTTGACGACGGATTTAACAATCGACAAATAAAGGGTATTCCTGGGCCAGCAACTATGCAGAAAATTATTGCAGCGTACTCTGCACCAGCATTTAAAATTGAACGGACGATTCGACCAAAAATCGAAATATTACTAACTAGGCCTAGATAACCATGCCGAGATTTAAAATTGGAAAAATTATTTTTGAAGACGGATCGACAACTGATGCGACCGTTGAATTTGAAGCAAGCAGCAATATCTATATTATTAATGAAGATAAGGCCGGAGATGAACGTGTTGTAATCTTAAGTAAAACTGAATTAATGACTCTTTTCTATGCTTATGTCGGATGGGAACGCGGCGTTCAGGAATATAAAAAATTAACTGAACATTAATGCTTGGTGACTATAAACTTATTAGTATTTAAAAAATAGAAAGTTATGAATAAAACAAACGAAGAAAGAACAAGAACAGAAAAGGCAATTAGTGAAGCTCGAGATATCATGGAATCTTTTGATCCAAGTCCTGCAATGACAATAGGATTTGATTTACCAGCATACACACTAACTGCTGAACAAATGCAGAGTATTGCGAGCGCTCTTTATTTGGCAGATAGTGAATTACAGAGTCTTCGCGATACACAATGTAAATGTCATAACACTTAACTCTAAACATAATGGGAAAAATAATAATTGAATTTGATTCAATAGAAGAATCACAAGATGCAAGAGTGGCACTAGATGCTATGAAATGGAAAATGTCTATGTGGGACTTAGATCAAAAGCTAAGAGGAACTACTAAATATGGAGCAAGTTTACTTGACGCATCAAAAGAAGCAAATGGTGAAGAGATGAATATTGCAGAAAAATATAGAGAGATGATTAGAGAAATACTTAATGGCTATAATTTAAACTTAGAAGATTAAACTAATATAAAAATAAAGTTATGAATAAAGAAGAAACAATCAAAGTACAACAAGAGTTAATCGAAGTATTATACTCGCAAGTTGTAGACTTATCAATGATGTCTAAAATTGAATTAGG